GTCAGATCGCCAAGCTGGCTGGCTTCAGCATCTACTCCAGCAACAACATTGCCCAAGGCAACGTGACTGCAGGATCAGGTGAAGCTGGTTATGTGTTCAACGGTTCTGATGTTGTATCAACCGTGAATATGACTAATACAAAGATGTTAGCTTTCCAACGTAATGGTGTTGGTGCTGTTACTTTGAAGGACATCCAGATGTCATCTACAGGTAACGATTACGAAGTCATGTATAACGCTACTAAGCTTAAAGCTCAGTATGCAGCTGGCTTCGGTGTTCTTCGTCCTGAGTGTTGCGTAGAGATCTCAAACAGCAAGTGATCTTCACAGCTGCTTGAACGATGTCAAGATGGAGGGAGTTATATCCCTCCTTTTTCATGGCAACCGTTACCGTTCCCGCCGAGTGGGTTACAGATCAAGTGCTCTCACCCGAGGCTCCAGTTGATCTCTACGTCTTCAACGCAACCCTGACCGAAGGCATCCCCGAGTCAACAGTTCCTGCTGATGCAGGCAAGTCCGCACCTAAGAGCAAGAGCTGATCATGGCTGAGATCATTCTTCCGCCTATTCCACCTAGGCCAGCGCCTGCTGTCAGGCCAACGATGTCACCTGAGTTGGAGACGCCTGGCAACAAAGGCGTGAAGGTGATCATGATCCAAGGCCCAGGCACCGAGCCAGGGCCACAGCCCGAACCTGCTGAACCCTTGGCTGTTGCTGAAGGCAAGGGATCCAACTGGGTTGGCACCAACGTCTACGAAGTAGGCCAGACCGTTGAAGGACGAACCGCTGAATACGAAGGCGGGGTTGAACCTCTCGCGTATAGGTATCGGTTCCAGACCAAAGCAGTCGGTTCTGACACTTGGGTCAACCAAGCCTGGACTGATACAACCAACGAGAAGAATCCTGTTTACTTCGAGATCGTTGAAGCAGGCCAACTCAAGCTTCAATCTCAAGCCCGTGATTCATCTGACCCAGTAGTTCAGTTGAACAGCATTACTGGGATCAAGTCGTGCGTTGAACCAGCTGTAATTGGGAACGTCACAGCAACGGTTTTTGGCAATCCTTATGACCTGTCTGCTGGCACGACTCTTACCGTTCTGGTTCAGGATCCAATCCCTGTTGCTGTACAGGTTTCAGGCACTGCTGCTGTTACATACAACTGGTCAGTAAGAGGTGGCGCTGGTGCTGAGTTTAGTAATCCAATAGGCGCATCCACTGATGTAACGATTGCAACTGCTGGTGTTGTTACTGTTCAATGCGCTATTCAAAGCATTGATGACTCGAAGCAGGCAGACATTCAATTCTTTACGGTTGCTTCAATGAGTGTCGCTGACCCACAGGCTTACTGAAATGGAAGTTGAAATCATTGGAGGAATGCCAGGGGCTCCTCCTGCTGTTGGTCAAACAATCCACTGCACTCAGCCTGTTGTGACTGGAGGCATTGGACCGTTCCAATTCAGCTATGCCTGGTCAGAAAACAACGCGATCATCTTTGAGCAACGGTTTCTCTCTAACGACTTTCTCTTGTTAGAGGAAGATGCAGGGAAGATCTTTGCTTGCATCGTCAGCGTTGCCGACAAAGGCAATCCAGGGAGCATGGCAATTCAGGTCAAGTCCAACAGCGTTGGTCCGATCTTGCCTGCTTGAACGGCTTCAACAGTTGACAGTAAGCTGTGCCTAGCACCCGCTGGGCCTGTGTGACTGAATTAGAAAGCGTCAATACTTTGCTGGCAATTATCGGGGAAGCGCCGATAAGCCAGTTCAGTGACCTAGAAGCAAACGAAATTACAGACAGTGCTCTTGCTCAACGCACATTGACTGAGGTTGCTAACGACGTTCAGTCCGAAGGCTGGTCGTTCAACACTGACGAGATCGTCAACCTTCAACCTGATGCAGCTGGGCAGTATGTAATCCCTGGCAATGCGTTGCGGGTTGACTTCTCCCCTAACCGCTATGCCAACTGCCCTTATGTAGTCAGGGGTAAGAAGGTATGGGATCGTCTCAACCAGACTTACACCATTGCTAGCACTGAGAATCCACAGGTTTTAGTTGTTGATCAGATGGTGGTCAGGCTCAACTGGGATGAGTTGCCACATGCCTGCCAGCAATACATAACGATCAGAGCTGGAAGGATCTATTCAGACAGGTTCATCAATAGCAATGTGATCTTTACATACACTGCTCAGGATGAAGAGTACGCAAGAGCGCAGCTGATTAGATCAGAAGAATCAACATTGTTCAACAACTTGCTTTGGGGCAATGATTCCCACGGCGGTCAAGGCTTTGGTTTTGTTCCAGCCCAAGGCCGTCTCTACAGGAGAAATTGATGAGAGCCAAGAGTCGCATTACTCCCAGTAGGGGAGCAGGGAAGAAGACCACGCCCATCAAGGTGAACATGGATTCCTTGATTCAAGGAGTCAGCCAGCAACCTCCACACCTCAGGCTTGTTGGTCAAGCACAAGAACAACTCAACGGATGGAGTAGTCCTGTTGAAGGGCTGACTAAACGCAACCCAATGCGATTTGTCGCAAGGGTCAAGGACACACCTCTGGATGACTTCTATCTAGAGATGCTTGATGTCAGCGCAGCTGAAAGCTATAGCGTGCTGCTATATCCAGTTGGAGATAAGACAAGGCTAGAGATCTTCAAGAATGGGTTGCCTCCAACCCTGAATGTTCACGGAACAGGGATGACCCTGAGCAATGGCGGAATTGATATTGATAGCACTGGCTATCTCCACAACCTGACTGATCTATACAAAGGCTATGTCTTGATCAACAATGGGCCAACAGGCTTGCTGTTGAACAGGAACAAGACAACTGCTTTTAGCTCAGAGCTTTCTCCATCGCGAGAGAACAATGGCCTTGTCTTTATCCAAGGTGTTGCTTACGACGTGACCTATAAGGTCAGCATCGACGGCACTGAAGTTGCTAGCTATGAAACCCCAAGCGCTTCCGATGACGACAACAAGCTAAGTACAAGTCGTGTTGCAGAAGAACTGACGACACAACTAAATACAGTTGATGGATTTACTGCAGTTCAAAACTCTTATGTCATTGAGATAACAAAGGACGACGGAACAGAGTTTGACATTGAAGTTGACGATGACAGAAGCAATTCACTAGCCCGTGGCTTTACAGATAAGGTGACCAGTCTTAGCGAGCTGCCAACTATTGCGCCCAATGGTTACATCGTCAATGTTGCAGAAGATCCCAGTACAGAGATTGACGATCGATATTTTAAATTTACGACCAATGACGCTGTTGACTTTGGGGAAGGTGCTTGGGGCGAGACGGTAAAGCCGGGGATACCTTTCAAGCTTGACGTTGACACAATGCCATTGGTGATTCGTCGCCAAGCAGATGGTGTCTTGTTTATTGGACCTGCTGATGCCGCTGAGGAAACAGAGGGAGAGTACACCTTTACCTTTCCCAAGTGGGCAGAGAGAACAGCAGGTGACGCTATTACTGTTCCTGACCCTGAGTTTGTTGGTCAACCAATTAAGGATCAGATCTTATTTAGAAGCAGGTATATCGTTTGCGCTGGAACAAGTGTTGTCTTCTCAGAAGTGGATGACATCTTTAACTTCTTTCAGGACACCTCAGCTGCTTTAACAGACACTGATCCATTCAGCCTTAGAGCTACAAGCGAACGTAGTTCACAGTTGAACTGGTTGCTACCTGTTGACGAATCGATCTTGGTGTTCAGTGCTTATAGCCAGTTTCAAGCAAGACCAGCTGACGCTGATGTATTAACACCAACGACAGCAATCATCTTGCGATTAAGCAACCTGGAAAGTAACCCTGACATCAGGCCAAAGCTTGCTGGTCCTCAGGTGCTATTTGGCACTAGAGAGTTTGGCTATACCCACTTCAGGGAGTACACGTTTTTTGAAAGCACTCAACGCAAGATCGGCTTGAACTTGGGTGGCAGTAATGACGTGACGTTGAACCTGCCTAAGTACATTGACGGGTTTGTCACTCATTGGGACGTAGGCGAAACAGTGGACACTGCTGTTGCGATTGCCTCTAAGGATCGCAAGACGATGTATGTCTATAAGTATTTATGGGGCAGCGCTCAGTCAGGCCTGTCCAAGCAGCAAGCTTCTTTTAGCAAG